GGAAAAAATTAAAATAAGTGGAATGAGTGGTGAATTACTTTAAAGGAATAAACTATGAGTGATAATAAAGGTAGTGTTAAAGTTGTTTTACATGACCCTACAAAAGTTGTTGGTGGAGTAGAGATGAAAGAAAATACTTTAAAGATAGGATTAGTGATGAAAGTCAATGGTACTCCAAAATTAAAAAAATGGAATGGAAAAACTATAACCGCAAAAGCTGGTATTCCTGTTCACCAAGGTGACCACATCAGCCTCGGTAAAGAAGATTTCTGTGTAGTCATTTTTCTTGATGATAAATCCGTAGTAAAGATAAGACCAAATACTGATTTTAAGTTTGTTGCGACATCAAACACACGAAGTCGTATTATTGGTCAGGATGGCACACTTCATAACATTCTTAATAAAGATGGTAGTAAAAAACCCTATCGTGTGGAAACACCTGTGAGTGTTGCATCTGTGAAAGGATAATAATATGGCTGATACAAAACCTGGACAATTATATGAAGTAAAATTAATAGAATCAGTACAACCAGCATATAAGATTAAGTCTGAGCTCGCTGCAATACGTTATCTATTCACTCAACTTAAAAATGCTGATACGGAAATTACTACGGAAAAACTAGATGACCTTAAAATAAAAATTAAAAAAATAAACAGACAAATAAAAAATGCTAAAGTAGGTGAAAGGATAATGGAGCGTATAAAAAAAGCTCAAGAAGCAGTATCTACAGCTTACAAGGCAGCAAAGCTTGCTATAAAGGGTGTACCAGGTGGAGCAGCTGTAGCAATTCATCCTGAAATAGCGGCTGTCGTACAAGATATTGATAGTATTAATCGTAAACAATTTAGATTATTAAAGAAAGAATTTAGAAGTCTTTTTGAGGACTTTGATGGAGATTTAGCTTTTATTGAAGAAATGATTAGTAACGCCGAGAATAAAAATAACAAAGACCAAGTAATGTTTGGTGGTATGGATGAGGTAGGAACAAATTATTTTATGGCTAAAAAAGATGGTAGACTCGTAGAGTTTTGGCAAGAAAGTGAAAGTAATAGAACTTGGGTAAATGATAAAGGTGGCTGGTTAAAATATAATGAAATTCAACAAGAAGCAAGATTAAGAGGATTGTATCCAATACAAACATAGGAGTAGTAACATGGATAAAAAACAACTGATAGAAATTATCAGAAAAGTTGTAAGACAGGAAGTTAAAAAAACTATTAAAGAGATATTTACTAATAAGGAAGATGTCCAAGAAAGTTTTGACTTAAAATCGTTGGTTAAAACCAAACCAAAAAAGCAACAACCTAAAAAACAAAAAGAAGTTCGCTATACTAAGAACAAAGTTTTAAATGATGTTCTTAATGAAACTAAAGGTGGAATAATGGGTGGTGATAGTCCACAAGTTAATCCAGGTTTCGAAGAGTATCCAGATGTAAAAAATAAAACTTTTGATAGTTCAAATATGGCTGAAGTTCTTGGTTACGGAGACTTGGTTGGTGGAGGAAATTCCGACCATGCACGTAATGTTGTTGCAGCTGATACAATAGCTAAATCTGGTGTTAAACTTGACCAAGTTCCTGAGTCTACAATAAATGCTTTGACAAGAGATTATAGTGGTCTTATGAAAAGAATAAATAAGGATAACTAATGCCCTCAAATAGAGAGTTAGATAATGACCCAAATGTTTATATAGGTGTAGAATTACCTATACGACATGGTACTTTAGGATTTTTTAATAGAACAAAAACGACTTTAGCACAAGCTGAGTTTAATTTAAAAAATCTTTTATTAACCAAGTTTGGTGAGAGACTTGCTCACCCTACCTTTGGGTGTGGGTTAGCGAGTTTAACTTTTGAACAAATGGATGAATCTATTATAAGTAATGCAGAGGAGTCTATTAGAGAAGCAGTAAATTTCTGGTTACCATATTTATCTATAAGTAAAGTAGAACCAGTTATAGATGATGGAAATAACAGACTCAACGTAACAGTAACTTATAGTTTAAGCAATGACAAAACACAAGAAAATAAAACAATTATAATTTATGGGGATGTATAATGCCTAATTACAATAAAGAAGTAAATTATGTTGGAAGAGATTTTTCTATTCTACGAGATAGTTTAATAGAATTTGCAAAATCTTATTTCCCAACAGCTTACAGAGACTTTAATGAAGCGTCACCTGGTATGTTATTCTTAGAATCAGCGGCTTATATCGGTGATGTTATGGGATATTATACTGATGTAGCTTTTAAAGAATCATTACTTCCATACGCAGAAGAAAAGAATCAAATATATAATATAGCTCAGTTTATGGGATACAAACCAAGACTAAGTTCACCAGCTATAGTTGAGTTAGTATTTACAAGTGAAGTACCAGCTCAAACAGGTGATACATCTAAACCAGATTTTGATTATGCTATCAATGTAAAAGCTGAATCAAGAGTTAAGACTTCAACTGGAATAGAATTTCGTTTATTAGATGATTGTAATTTTGCAGTTAATACTGGAGATTTAACAGTAGAGTTGTCAGCAACCAATTCAGCTGGTACACCAACTTATTATAAGTTGACTAAGAAGGTTAGAGGAACTAGTGGTTTTATAAAGGAAGAAGATTTTACTTTTAACACGGCAACTAAATATAGTAAAATTGTTTTAGGATTAGATGAAGTAACAGATATTATTTCTGTAAAAGATAGTAATAATAATACTTGGTATGAAGTTCCTTTCTTAGCTCAAGATACTGTATTTCAAGAGATGGCAGGTAATGCAGATATTGATCCAGCATTAAATCAGTATAATGAAACTTCCCCTTATATTTTAAAAAGATTAAAAACTTCACGTAGATTTAGAACTTTTATTAGAAGTGATGGTAAGACTGAATTAAGATTCGGAGCAGGAACACAAGTAACACCTGATGAAGAATTAATTCCTAACCCTACTAATGTTGGTAGTAATTTACCAGGTACACCATCTAAATTAGGTATAGCATTTGACCCAGCTAACTTTACAAGTACAAGAGCATATGGTGAAGCACCTGCAAATACTACTTTGACAGTAACTTATATGTATGGTGGTGGAGCAGATAACAATGTTGGTAGTGGACAGATAAATTCTTTTTCTTCAAAAGTAGTAGGAGAGTTTACAGGAAATTTAGATGCTACTAAGTTGGCTCGAGTAAAAAATTCACTTTCATTATTAAATGAACAACCAGCAAGTGGTGGAATGAATGAAGAATCTGTAGAAGAAATTAAACAAAACGCATTAGCATTTTTCCAAGCACAAGCTCGTGCAGTTACTAAGGAAGATATTATAGCGAGGATTTATAGTCTACCTCGTAGATTTGGTAACATAGCTAAAGCCTATGTGGTACAAGATGACCAGATAACAACAGACAATCAGGGAGTTGATAGTAATATAATGAACCAATTTGGTCTGAATGTTTATTTACTTGGATATAACAGTAATAAAAAATTAGCAAAAGTAAATGACCTTGTTAAGAATAATTTAAAAACTTATATGGGTAGATTTAGAATGTTGAATGATGCTTATAATCTTAAAGACGCTTATGTCATTAACATTGGTGTAAAGTTTGAGATAATAGCAGAACAGGGTTATAATAAAAACGAAGTTCTATTGAGAGCAATTACAAAGATGATTGATTATTTTGACATGGATAAATGGCAGATAAATCAACCTATTGTTATTGCAAGTATAGTTAAAGAGATATTAAATGTAGAAGGTGTAGCAGGTTTACAGACACCTAAAGATGGTAATCCACTTGGAACTCAAATAGCTTTCTATAACAAGTATGATGTTACTAAGGGATATTCTGGTAATTTGTATGATTTATCAGATCCAGAAACTACAAAAGATGGTATAATTTATCCAGCAAAAGACCCTTCAATATTTGAAGTTAAGTTTCCAAAAACTGATATTGTTGGTAAAGTAGTGGGAGATTTATAATGCATTATTTTACATACGCAGATTCAGACGCAACTATATATGAAGGTTCAGTAACACAATCTCAAAATACAGGACTTGATGAGATATTAGAAATTAGAAAAGATACTAATGATCAGGCAACTACAATTAGTGTTTCGAGGATTCTTATAAAATTTGATTTAACTGATATGTCAGGTTCGGTTGTTGATGGTACTATACCTTCCAACGCTACATATTATTTAAATCTTTATGATGCTAATTCTCAAAACTTAACAACGAGTCAATCTTTATATGCATATCCTGTAAGTCAATCTTGGACAATGGGAGAAGGTAAGTTTCATGATGACCCTAAAGATGAAGAAGGTGTGAGTTGGAGATATAGACATGGAGCGAATGATGGAACACAATGGATAAGTGGAAGTAATGATACAGGTGGTACTTGGTTGAGTGGTAGTGGATATGAAGCTTCACAGTCTTTTGATTTTGAAACTACTGATATGAGAATGGATGTTACTGATATTGTTAATAAGTGGTTAATAGGTAGTGCATCTAATCAAGGATTTATGATTAAGAGAAGTGGTAGTGTTGGTAATTCAGATTCAAATGCAGAGGAAGGAAATACTACAAAGTATGGAAACTTCGCTTATTTTAGTCGTGAAACAAATACTATATATCAACCAAAGTTAGAGGCTGTATGGAATGATTCAACTTGGGCAACAGGAAGTCTTTCAGAACTAAGTGGTTCTCAATTAGAAGATATTGTTGTTTATATGAAAGGATTAAGACCTGAATATAAAGAAGAGTCTAAAGTAAAATTTAGATTAGTAGCTCGTGAACGATATCCTTCTAAAGAATATAGTACAACAACTGTTAATGAAGGTATAACGGTACATCCTTTACCAAGTGCTTCTTCTTATTACTCAGTTAAAGATGCATTGACGGAAGATGTAGTTATCCCTTTTGATTCTGGTTCGTATATTTCTTGCGATAGTGAAGGAAACTATTTTAATATGTGGATGAATGGATTACAAGCAGAAAGATATTATGAATTTGAATTTAAATATGTTAGTGGAAGTGGAGCAAGTCAAACTATAAATTATTATAAAGATGATTTTACATTTAAAGTGAGTAGGTAATGCCTTATACCCCGAAAGAAATTGAATTACTAGATTGGCAAAAAAAAGTAGAAGCTCTCGATAGACGAAATTATCTTAGAGAGGTTCGTAGACTTGCCATAAATGGAGTAGATATACCAGATGCAACTTTAAAAGCTGAGGGTACTACAATGGAAATTAACAATAATTTTACAGACGACCAAGGTCGTTTAGTATTTTTTCAAGATCCAGATACTAAAGAAGTAATAAAGAATGTTGAATTTGATAACTATAAGGTTGGTGAAAGAACAAAAAGATTGGTTGTAAGATATAAAGAAAATATTACTTATACGGATTATGAAGAGGTAGAAGGGTATGAGAAGGAGAGTTTTAAGGAATTGGTTCAATTGAAGAGTGAGTGGATTTAATGTCATTTGGTGGTAAGATAGATAAATTTGGTGCAAGTACTTATGTGCATGTTACTGCTCGCGATAATCTTGATGAAGTATTATCAGTTGAGATGATACCTCAAGAGGAAAGTACTACGGAACTTAACCTCGCTCAAGATTTAGAAACTATCGGTCAACCAGTAAATGTTGGTTCTCTTGAATATAATTTTATAGAACGGATAGGTGGTAGTTTAGATGTAACTAACTTTGATACAAAAGGGATGGTATGGACAGGTAGTTATTTTTCTCATGATGGTGATTTATACAAACAAGCAGCTGGTGATACAGACCAATCAAATCCAAATCCAACAGCTGATGCTCTTTTAGTAAGTGATACACCTAGTTATGTTATAAAATATATTTCACCTTCAAGACGAGAACTTGTAATAGATAAAAAAAGTTTTATAAAAGAAGATTTATATAATGTACAATTTAATAATTTAAAGTTTGATGATGACTCTATAAGTAGAATATGTAATGGTTATTATTTTGAAGGTTTTGATATTGATTCTAAAAAATTTATTAAAGACCCAACAAGAACAAGTGGTTATATTCCAAAAGATGTTTGGTTAGTTTTTACAGCAGGTGAGTCAATTAAAAATGTAGAGTTGGAAATACCTAATTTTTTCATTACAAGTATGGAAGAAGTAGAGGAAATAACAACCACTACAGAACAGTTTAAAGAACCTAAACCAGAATACATTCCAAATATAGCTACAGATGGAACGGAATCAACTTATGGTCAATGGGAATGGAAATTAACTGGGCCTCTAGCTAATTCATGGGTACACAAAATTCCTGGAATGGATCAAACGGGTGATGATAATAATGTATGGGGAACGGAATTAATACCAGGTTATCCTTTAGTTATTGCAACCGATCCTGGACATTTTGATAGTGGAACACCGTTGATTCCACAATATAGTTTAAGTCAAAATCAAACAACATTAGCCAATGTAGCTAATCCAGCTTGGATAAAGGCTACAGTGATACAAAGTAATACGGGTGCACGCGATGATGATAGAAGTGATTTTAAATTAGAATTTGAAGGACCATTTAAAACTTGGTTTCAAAAAAATGTAATAGGTAGAGGTTTCATTAGTAATGATTCAGATTGGGTAATGGCAAAATCAAATTTAAATGAATATGAATCAGACGCAAATATGATGTTGGCATTATATGATTCTGGTGGAGCTAATTCAATTGAAGGTTTAAGAGACTTTTTATCAACTTTTGTTTATGCAGGTGGAGCGGATGGTTTATATACAAGAACTGTAGAAACTATTGAAACAAAACTTGTGCCTACCTTTGAGTCTTTTAAAACAAAATTAACAGATGTGAAAGTACCAGTAGATGATAGTATAGACCATGTAGTTGAATTTGGATTTGAGACATCAGTAAGAGAGTATGCAACAGAAAACGGAATTGACTTAGATCAGATTATCGGTATTAATGATGATAGAATAAATGATACTGAATTAGCTGGTAAGTTATCGGGTGGTAATTTAATTTTAAATTTTACAAATGTTTTAAGAGATGTTGCTAACTTAGATTTAGCAGTTATGGTTAATAAACAACCATATACTATAACGAATAAGATATTTGCAGAAAATAAAATTTTAGTAAAGTTACCAGTTGCGTTACCTAATTTTGTAGATTCAGAAGATGATGTTATATTTGTAAAGAAAGTTTTCTCATCTCAAAATTTTCCAATTAATTATGTAACCTATCAATCTCCACCACCACCTACTAATATTTTAAGATTACCTACTGGAATTTATAAGTCAGGTAAGACTGGTACTATAAGACCACGTGCTTCTGAAGCATTAAGTTATGAAGATTTAATTTTTGAAAGTAGTTCTTTAGCTAAGGATATAGAAAGAGATATTGTAAGTGGTTCTTTCAATCAGGTTGAACTCAATATAGATTATTCTAATTATGACAAGTTTATTAAGTTTAGTTCTGCTCGTAGAAGATTAGAAAATTTTAAAACTAAATTAGAAAAAATAGAAACATATACTGATAAGAGTGCTTCTATTGCTGGAACATTATCTGATACTGGGTATTTAGGAAATGTATCAGGAACAGCAGTTACACACGGAGCACAAGACGCTAAGAATTTTGAAGTAGCTATTAATGAAGTAGTAAATGGGTTTGATGGGTATGAGAGGTATTTGTATTTTGCAAGTTCATCTTATGAATCTGGAAGTGCAGGATTATATTATGACGCATCATGGCCTAAGACTAATTCTTCTAAACCATATACTTTACTTGATTCGGAAAATTCAACAGCTACTGATTGGTATAATGAACAACACACAAGTGCTTCAACTTATGATACAGAAAATCTTGATAGATTAATATATCATTTACCAGACCACATAAGAGATGATTTGGGAAATCAAGATTTTGTTACATTTACGGATATGGTAGGACAACACTTTGATAATTTAAAAAATTACATTGATAGATTTGGTCAAGTATATGAAACAGATGAAGCGTTGGATAAAGGATTATCAAAACAATTAGTTTATAATGTAGCGAAATCTTTTGGATGGACATTAGAAGATGGTTATGATTTAGTAAAGTTAGATAAATATCTTTTTGGTAAAACCGTAGATAGTAGTAATGACACAACTTTATATGCTAGCTCTTCTTTACAAGATACTTCAAGAGAAATTTGGAAAAGAATTATCGCCAACATGCCTTATTTCTTAAAGTCAAGAGGTACAGTTGATGCGTTAAAAGGATTAGTAAATTGTTATGGTATTCCATCTACAATATTAAGAGTTAGAGAATTTGGTGGACCTACTATTAATGATGTCGACCCAATATATGAAACAGGTCGTAGGTTTACTAAAGCGTTAGATTTTAAAACAGGTCAATTTGTATCTTCATCTTGGTCATCAACACTTGGGTTGGGTGGTACACAAGTTCCAAATAGTATGGAGTTTAGATTTAAAGCAGCATCAAGTTCTAATATGACTATAGTTCAAGGTGGTGGATTAGACGCTAATAGTTGGGGTGTACATTTAAGAGATAATGGTTCTGATGATAATTACGGTAGAATAGTATTTAGTTTGTCAGGTTCGGTAAATGATGATACTAAAATACCATCAACAGAAACTTATGGTGCAGAAGCAGTATCTACTTATGCTACAATGTCAAGTGATGCGTTACCTTTATATAATAATGATTATTGGTCAGTATTATTAAGACGCTCTCCAATATCAGGAGAAATGATTGGTGATGCTTTCGAGTCAGCGAGTTTTGGTGGAACGATTAGTGCAGCAGCTGGTACAAAAGATTTTCCATTTGCAGCTGCTGAGAATGGAGTATTAACTATCAATAGTGCTTCGGCTTATACTAGAGCAGACTCTACATATTCATTAAAGTTATCACATACTGTTGGAACTACAACACTTGCAAATGATACAAAAGTTCCTGTGTCAACTTACACATATCCATATAGAAATCCAGGTGGTAATATTGGTTATTATGGAGCGGCTGGATATAGGGATGCACGATTTGTAACGGCATCTTTTGGTCAAGAATTTAGTTTAGAAGTATGGGCTCGTACTGAAGAAAAGACAGCAACCGTAGCTCTATCAGCTCAAGAACTTGATAGTGTTGGTAAAGCAATTAATTGGAATACAAAACTTTATCCTAATGAAAGTACACCTAACGATTATGGTGTACATGAAATAAGAACAGGTGTAGGTACTACTTGGAAAAGAATTAGTTTAAAATTTCCAATTAAACAAAGAGCAACTGCTAATTTATCACTTCAATTATCTGTATTAGCAAGAGGGACAGATGTAGATAACATAGAGTTAAATCCGAATGTATATTTTGATGATGGTTCTTTGAAAAGAATTTTTCCTAATACGACAACTGGTATCGGATATACTTATGATTTAATTGTTAAACAATGGGAC